GTAGAACCTCTGCTTAAAAAACGGCTACCTTTTTTGCTGTTACACGACTTGCACGCTGAGGTTAAGTTGTCTAAATCAAACAAACTGCCCCCTGTTTTGCGTGAGGTTATGTGGTCAACCGTAGCGTTGCCACCCTCAAGGTGGGTACCACAATACGTACATACGTACCCATCCCTTGCCAATACTCTAAGGCGTAAGTCCTTCCATTGCTGCGTACCTAATGCTTTGTTTGTCAATGCCATCCCTTTAGTTGCCAATGCTTATAGGCTTTACAGGCATTGATATAACCATCATCATCAATGCCAAACTTATGGGCTATGTATGACAGTCCCCAGTCTATCTGTTCATATCCATTAGCAGTACGTAAATACTCACTCTTACCTTGAGGTATACCGTATACACGCTTAGTACCATTTAGGTTTCCTACTGCTTTACTATTCCAAGCACTCTCTTTACCGTATAACGAACTAAGGCATTTATATTGTTCTATGGACTCTATCTTTAGTTTTGCATATTCTTTGTAAGTAATCATTCTTTTAGGTTCTAATGCTTGAACGGAATCAATCTTTTTTGACTCAAGGCTTAATGCAATTAAGACAATACACACCCCAAATGCTACAAGCGGCGAACTCGCAAGCCATCCCCTCTGGGGGCTTGCGTTCGCACTTTTAGGTGCGTCACACGCTTGAAGCGTACTCGCCTTGTCAAATCGGTTACGCATGGTTTCTCCTATCGTCTCATTATATGAGATGTGATTTATGCCACACTATGTGATTTATATTGAAGTCCAGCCTATGTATGCTGCCTCTGGATGATCTTTGAGCCATTGCTCTCTAAGGGCATTTTGATAAGCCCAATCTATGTCAGTTGATTGCTTATCCATAACCCTCACTCCATTCATGTCCGCAATCTTTACATTCATGAAAGTAGTCTTTGTTATATTGGGTAGTGCCGGTGTTATACCTTAAGCACTCTGGGCATTGATCTTTTGGCATATCGAACAGGTTAAACCTTCCATCATCCATGCCCCACATTTTGTGCAGCGTATCGGTTCAACCATTTAACACCTTCATAAAGTCTTGTAGAGGTAGCAACACGACATAATCGCCCGCTTTCTCGCCTTGACCATTACAGCGCAGAACCACGAAGGCAAGTTTATCGGATTTACGCTCTTTTATCTGCTTTATCCAGCCTAAAGGGCTGAATTTAGTTACAGCCTTAACCTCTATGTCAAAGGGAGTGCCTAGGATGTCACTCCCCTGACGACCTGCGCCAGTAGATTCTGCGTATGGGTAGTACTGCTTTAGGTAATCAGCCACTACCTTTTGAGTGCGGTAACCCCTATGTTTACGTGACTGGGTTGACATGTGGGTAATCAATGTGATTCACGTTATTGCATTGAGGACAAACCTTAACGCCATTCATGTCAATCATTCTTGGGTCGTTGCACATTTCACAACACTCAGATAAAGGAACAATATCTAAATGCACTCCATCATCTTTGAACGTGGCTTTTACTCCATGTTCGTCAATCATTTCCATTTCACCCATTTTCATACCCTTCGTCGAAGTACCAGATTCCGTTACTTGTTTGCTTAGCCCATTTAGCGTGCGTATCTACGCCTTTTTTGCATACATAACCGTAGTACGGTTTTCCCTTTCCCTTTGAAATTCCCTGCTTGAGAATATGTCCATGCTCGCAAGGTTCTGGCTCTTTTGGTTTAGCATTGCTTATTGCGTTGACCGCATCACCAATACCCCAAGAGACAGGCTGAGGCTCTGAAGGTGCAACTTGTTCTGCTACCGCAGGTAAAGTTGACTGGCGTGACTCAAGTTTCTCCTTAAAGGTTAGCGGCTTTTGTTCGGCTGCAATAACCTTAGCCATTTCGGTTTGACTTGGACGCTTTCCTTTTGCTGCATATCCGGCGTTAGCCAAAGCCCTTCCAATTGCGGACGTTTCCGCATTTTCAAGCGCAGACGTAGAATTAACACCTCTGTCCGAAATGATTTCGTAAGCAAGCCCAGTAGCGTACGGCTGGCTATCAACGCATGTTCTAAAAATCTTGGCAAGAACAATAAAGCGTTTTTCAGTATTCTCCAGCAACTCCGTATGCACCATAAAATCAGGATAGTCAGAAATAAACCTTCCAAGTCTCACCTCTACCGTTTCATAGTCGTTGATATTAAATGCCATCTACTTCACCTTTGTATTCTGTGTCATACTCTTTGAGTATTTGATTGTATATTGCGAGGTAGCCAATTCCGTCTTTAACTGAATCGAGATGATTAGGTGACTCTGTGAGACGACTGACTTTGACAAGCAGCATACAGATACTGACCTGCATTGGTGATATGTAATCGCCAAGGTAGGCACTCCATAGTTCAGAGATTCTTTCGTGATTTGTTCTGCTTGAACCATAGACGCTGCCTCTCTGCGACAAGGTAACTCTTACCTCGTCAAATAAATCCTCAGTTCTGTTCATAGTCAAACACCTTATCCACCTCTTTTTCTATATTAATCATGCGTCGGTGCATATCCCAACCTACTGCACGACCACGCCAATAACCTCGATTGTAAATCTCTTTCTGCCATAGACTAAATGCGTAGGCTAATAAGCCGGTGGCTATCATGAACCACAAAATAGTAACTCCGTTGATTTTCATACTGTCACCCATGAACCGGCGTAATCAGTAGTGATAACCCAATCGGCAGTTGCCTCATCATAGGAAATTGAGTAGTCAAACTTTTGATCTACTAAGTATTGAACAGCAACTAAAGCACTTACGTAGGTATCCACCCAGTAAATGAATTTATGCTTCCAGTTGATTTCCTCATCAAAACGGTTAATCTGCTCAACCCAGCCATCATTACCAGCAAACTCCATCTGGCAAGTAGTTAACCGTTCAAAGTCTTGCGCTGTAACCTTCATCTCATACCTTTCGTTTACACCAAGTCCGTTAACTTGGATACGAGAAGGATGACAGACTTAACCGACACCATCAAGATCGGTGCCGGCGTGTTGTATAACAGTTTTGTTACAAAAGCCCTAATTCATCAAAGGCGTCTATTTGTTCGTCTATATCCCTAGGCTCATAATCTATCTGCCTACTCATACAATTTACCCTCAAAGATAAATGAATGGTTATTGATAGGTATAGGTATAACCTGCACTTTACGATCTTGAACGTAGGCTACTGCGAAGCCCTGCTGCCAATTAGCGTAGCCCCTTGTATACGCCATGCCGCTTGAGGCTAGATCAACGAGATTTCCGACCTCTAATCCCCATACAGTACGCCCTAATTGCCCTCTGGAAGCCTCTGTAAAGGCTGATAACCCTAATCTGTGGGTGTGACCACAAACTACGCTCTTGCCCAGCCTCCTAGCCCCATTTAACGCCGTTTGTGATGGTACTTGGCTAAGAGGGAAAGAGTCTCCATGAACTGCCGTCCAGCCGTGCGCCCAATCAAGTCCGTAGGGGTGGAATTTAATCTTGAGTTTATCATACCCCATAAAACGTTCATACTGGAGTTCGGGTAAGTTGAGGAAAGAGGGGAGTCTTTTCTTGATTGATCGGTAGAGTCTAATTCCATGATTACTTCCTAGTACGTCGGTAACGCCAAGGTATTGAAGTACCTCTTGCGTAAATTTTCTATCGTCATCAAGATTTCCAACCATCTCATCTATTGTTCCTGCATTGAATCCACCTAATTGAGGTAGATCGATCTCATCACCGATTTGAATAGTCCGGTGAGGATTCCATTTCCTTAAAAACTTCCCTACGACCTTGACGCTCTGCTCATCTATAAACGGTGCCTGAAGGTCACTAATAAACGCAATTTTCTTTATACTAATCGTCATCCTCATCAAAGTCGTCAAGAGGATTTTTGATTGGGTCTTTCGGGTCGACTATCCAATCAGGATAAGATGATCTGTCCATTGCAAAAGCAAGTGCAGTTCCCTCATCCATGCCAGCCCTACGGCAAGCATCATAAACCTCTTTAGCAGCGATAGCCCAAAAATCAATCTTTACTAAGATCGGTTCTTTTGTGGTGCGCCGTCGCCTTGCGACTTTCTTTCTTGGTTTCCGTTTGGTAGCCATAATTAAAGTCTACTTCCCACTAATGACAATAAAGAGTTCATCCAGTCTTTTTTCAAGGCGTGTCACTTGGTCTTTTAGACTTTTTCCCCCATTTGGTAAAAGTTCATTCAACCAACCTTTTACTAGCCAGCGAAAGCCAGCGAGCAATCCAATTAATGTCGTGGTAATTCCAGCAGCAAAGCCAGCCCACTCAGGGGCTGTCATTACTCTTTGCTACCGATACCAAAGGCTGAATCGTCTGGGTTTAGCGCACGTAGAATAGGTGCTGCAAAAGCAACTAGAAACGCTTTCCAAATGTCATCAAAGGAACCTGACGGATTGGTCACGTAGACAGTTGCTAAACAAACAAATGCGCTACGTCCGTATGAATTAATTGCTGCTAATAACTTACTGTTCATTGGTTCCCCCTAGTAGTGGTATTGAAAAAAACTTTGAATTGTTGTCTTGATCTTTACGGAATGAAATATGGATGTGGTGGTTGTGTAAGTTGTATCCTCTGTATCGTCTCCACTTATAGTTCATGATTGGCGAAGCAATCATTCCCAAGTGAATTACATAATGAATACGTCCTTCACGTTTAGCGTAGAGTCGAATTTGATCTGCCAAATATGCTGAAGTTCTTTTGTCGTCAGAAAGGCAAGCGTCCACGTCAATTGCTCTAACAACAAAGTCGGCTTTTGGGTCTGGGATGTGATCGCTTTTACCTCTGCGTTGATGATTATAGTCAGCAACCCATCCATCACTTTTACGCTGGCGATCTGGGTATGAATCATCTATTTGTTCACGTAGTTGAGCCGCAGCCTTTGACAACCAAGGTTTCATTAGGAAACTAGTAAAGCCGCTTCCTCGGCTGTCAAGCCAAGACGTGCCAACAGTTCTGCCTTCGCCTCTGCTTTAGCAGCATCGGCAGCATCTTTAGCAACCTTGTCAGCCTGAGCCTTGGCAGCATCCGCCTCACGCTGAGCAACTTCCTCGGCAGTTAATTCCACCTCAGTCTGCTCTCCTGTTTCGCAGTTGATTATTAGTTTAGTTGGCATTGTTTCTCCTTATGAGTTTGATATTCCGTATAGGTAAGCGGTTGAATATTGAACTAAAGAGCCAGCATTTGGTGTCAATTTCAAAGATGTAATTGCAGCAGTATTACTCCAAAGATGTGCATTTAGGCTCATATATTCAGTAGTCGCATTAGTTTCATTGACTGAATCTGCGCTGGCAGATTTGTAATTAGCAGAAGTATAATTTGGTATGTATATTTCCTGATTAGAAAATGTGTTGGCAGTTGCATTACCACCTTGTACTACTGAAACTTGCCCAATAGTGCTAGTAGCACTACTGGCAGCAGAACCATCACCCAAAAGTCTAATATAAGTTAAATTGCTACTTGAGGAATTGTATTCAAGAATTAAACCAGCAACACCAATGTTAGAAGTACCCCTTAATGATATTTTAACCAATAAATCTGTATAAGTTTGAGGTATAGACGTGAATTCTATATTAGCCGCACCACCACTACCAACAGTTGAACTCGCTATTAAAGTATATGTATTTGCCATTATGCCGCCGCTATTCCGTAGAGTGTAAAGGTTGAGCCTGTTGCAAAGTTGCCACTTGCTTCCATTTTTATATTAACCCTGTTTATTGCTTCGGGAGATTTGCGCCATAAAACAACACTTGCATAAGTTCTAAAATCTGTTGCATTTATGCGGACTAATGCTGTTTTATATGTTGTGGTATTAGCATAATTTTGTATTTGAATTATCATATTGCCTCGGCTAGTACCTAGACTGCCTAAATAAGGAGTTGAAGTGCTGGAACTCCTGTTGCTGGCTGCTGCTGAACCTGTGCCATATAAATTGGTTATTGAGTAATTAGTAGTTGTATCACCATTGAATTGAATATAAGGAGAGTATGTAGAGGTGGTATCTTTACCATCAATAACTAATACTAAATCAGTATAACTAGAACTAATAGTATTAAATTCTACATCTGTTGAAGTGCTACCCAAAGTAGTTGTTGCTATCGGTGTATATGTTGAACCAGCAGCCATTGTTATACTCCCTTAATTCCGTATAGGGCGAATTGAGTATATTCGGCATAGTTTTGAAAATCTGGAAAAATGGTTATTGAACTTATTGCACTAGTGCTACGCCAGTTGCCAGACCACAAACCAATCATATGAAAACTTGAAGAGTTTATATCATCACCCGATAATGTTCGTATAGTTTTATATTTAGAAGTATTTGCATAATCTAAAATGTCAACTACTCCAACAGTAAATATGTTGGCTGCAGTACCACCTGCCCTTAAAGCATCAATATACATTGATGTTGCATTGGCGGAACTATTTGCAACTACTGTTGCACCATCACCATACAATAAATGCCAAGAGTAATTACTGCCAGTATCACCATTAAATCTTACTAAACTGTCCTGTCCTGCTGAACTAGATGTACCTCTAGCAATATATCTAATTTGTAAATGCGTAAAGGTGGATGGGATGGAAGTAAATGAAATGCTTGAACTGCCACCTGAACCTACTGTTACTGTTGCAATAGATTCGTAACTACCTGTAACAGGTGCGACACCTGCGCTTAAACTGCCAGCAATTATATTAAGCAATTCCGCCTACCACATACCAAGTATCTGTTCCGGTTTTAATGCAAACCGCTGATTTGTACTGAGCCAAAGTTGGTGCCGCCGCAGTTGCGCCACTTGAAAGAATTGTTGTAGTTCCTGAAGTGACTGCGCTGATTGTGCAAACCCCTACACCGATATTTAATACAGTTAAGGCAGTACCAATTGGAAATGCAACTGAAGCATTGGTAGGAATCTTAAAGGCAATCGCTGTTGCCTTGTTCATGATTTCTAAAACCTGAAATTGGTCTGCTGATACCGCTGTGTAATCGGCGGTATTGGCTGTACCTACTGTAAATGAGGTTAAACCGTTGTACATTGCTGCGGACAAAACGTCGCCGGTTGCCGCTGGAAAGCCTGTTGCCATTTGTGTATCTCCTTAGTAGTCTCTAATTATATCTCAGTATGTGAGAATATCCTCGCCAATTACCCCATACGTGCTATCTCCGACGATAAACCCATCTGTTATGGGTTCCAAAGTAGTGAATGTGCCTACCCATGCGTTTGGCGTTATATCCCAAGATACTCCCTGAATCTGTAAGTTCTTAGTGATTACTGAGGAATCGGGTTGTATGTTGGAAATGAGAACATTGTCAAAATAATCTAAGCCCAATATTACATCATTTGGGACTAGAGGGTCATAAAGGTCAATTGTCATGCGGTCAATTCGTATGGTAGTTGTGCTGCGTGTGGCAACATAAATAGCAGCAATATTGGCTGCCTCTGAGTCTGTCTGCACCACTAAATCACTAAAGGAAACCGAATGAGGAAAGTAGGTGGCAACCGAATCTGCATCGATATAAGTTTGAGTGCTACCACCAATGCGAGTAACTGAACAATTATTAACAATTAACTTATCATCAAAAGCAAAAACTAAATTTTTATATGGAATACCACCGGTTTGATTGAAGTCAATTGGCGTATTACCTGCTGAGGATATTGTGTCATATCTGTTAAAAAATATAGCATTACCTTCAGTTGAAATATAGAACGCACCTTGTTCTGAAGTCTCTACGTTTTGGATTGCTGCCAGCGCAGTTCTATTAGTTGCAGGGTCAGCCTGAGTTAAAGAATTACCGGTGTCTATATCTCGCATTGAGGTTGGAAAGGATACGGTGTCCAATATCTTTTCAATTCTAGTTCCGGTGTCTTGTCCGGCTGCTTGTCCTGTAACTGTACTGACTGTCGCCATTGCAAGTAATCTAAAAGCATCTGAAGCGTTAATATCTACGTAGGACACATTTTCTGCTTGATCGTAGGTGTAGACGTAATCAGTCGTATATCCACTAAATAGGTAGTAATCTAACCCATTGTACTCAGCAGAGATTCTAAGTTTTCTCAATGGTGTTAAATAACCGTATAGATCGGAACTGGTATTTTGTGGATTGAATCTGCCATTTTGGTCATAAATACGAACGCTGCAAGTTCCAGCCTCGTAGGTATCTCGCCCAATGTTTCTACCCCGATTAATCTTGATACCTCGGGTTATGTCAGTTAAATCAATTACTAATGAAGGCGCAGATTGATCTGACAATAAGCCAACACCTAACACGCCGTTTACTGGGTCTCCAATAGTGAAAGGGTTACCGAAGGTAGCCCCAGAACTAAAGTTTAGGCTTATGTTGAGTACTGGTAGCGGCATGTTATCTAAATGGGTTGATTGACGAGAATGAACCTGAAGCGGATGAGTTAATTAATCCGTTTCGCAATTCGTCTAATAATCCTTGGGTAGCACCGTTAACGTTAATGATTGTCGTGCCATCTCGATTTAATCCTTGAGATAAATTAAAGGCTTCGCCTTGCGCTTGCATCCTGTAACTCATTGAAGCCATGATTGCTTCGCTTTGTGCAATAGTCGCCGGCTTACTTTGTAACTTAGCAAGTTCAGTAGCACTCATTTGATTCTGAGGATTAATGACTGCAAACTCAACACCATTTTTAGTGAAAGGTGCGGCTATGCTTGGAAGCCTTGAAGGTGAACTTACGCCTTGACCGCCTACTGTTGTGGTTCCCAATTGGGCTAACAGTTTTTTCATTAATTCAATTTGTGCAATTAGATTGTCAATATCAGTTGACCAACCCTCAAACGGATATAGGGCTTTAGGTAACTTGGCTATTGCTTCGGCAAGGTTAGTAGTTTGTAATTGAGACTTAATTAACTCGGTTGCTAACTTAGCGGCTTCACTAGCATTTCCTTGAATTAAGGCTAACTGTAAAGAGAGTCTTAGTTTCTCTTGGTCGGTAATTTTGTTTTGCAAGGCTGCATAAATTTGAATCTGCTCAAGATCAAAAACGCTAGACAATTGCTCAAGTTTCTTTCGTTCTGCTTCAATCTTTTTACGCTCAGCATTTAAGGCTTTTTCTTTGTTGATCGCTAGGAGTCTTTGTGCTGCAAGTTTCTTGGCATCCTCTTGTAGTTTCTTTTCCTCTTTTTGCAAGGCTGTATAGTCAAACTTTTGGCTCATTGGGTCAAAAGGTTTATCAAAGTTCATCTTGTATTGGAATAGCGGAGACGAAGGGCTTAGGGTTAGGTTTTGCAACCCAGTCTTTGTGAACTTAGCAAACTCACCAAATCCAGATATAAGGTTTGAAATCTTGCTTGATAAAACATCAATTCCGCTGCCATACTTTTCAGGGTTACCAAAAGCATCATCAAGTGCGCCTACTAATGCGCCGCCGATCATCTCTTTAGCATCCTCAGTTTTAGCCTTGAGAATGTCCATCTTTCCTGCAAAAGACTCAGCCGCTAATGCTGCCTGTCCGTCAAATCTTTTTGCTAGGAACTTGGTTACTTCATCCAAGTCCATTGTCTTTGCTTCAGTAGCAGTTAAGCCAACGCCTAAACGTAGTAAGGCTGTATTCTGCCCAAGGGCTGCTTTGCTTAGTGCTGCTGTTACTGAGGCTAAATCTTTCCCTGTACCGGCTGAAGTATCTAATGCAACTGAAAGTAATGTTTGTGCTTTTTTAGCATCTAAGGTTGCGTTGACTAAAGAGGTAAAGGCTGGTCTTAATTCATCATCTAGAACGCCGGTTGTGTTTTGTAATTTGGTTATGAATCCAGCAGTACTAATTACTGCATAAGATTGACCTAAGTTCTGTAATGTTTTTGCTAACGCATTGGCAGCCTTTTGATCGTCACCAAAAGCCTTGATTGCGCTTTTACCAAACTTTATAGTTTGATAAGCACCAAAAGCAACGCCAAGTGCCTTTGCTGATTTACTTAAAGAATCTAATGCTTTGGTTGCCGCTTTTGAGCCTTTGTCTTTGTAAGTGCTAACGATAGGAATTTCAATGCCGGTACTCATGCTGCTAACCCGATTCTCCTCTTAGTGCTTGAATTAAACTTTGCAACGGCAGTATTGATTGCCTTGAATGTTGCGTTGGTGACTTGTCCTTGATCTTTAGCAAAAGCCGCAAACAACAATCTACCTTTGTCAGTTCGGCGGCTACCAATACTCTTAAAACCGCCGTAAGTTCCTTGAATAGCCCTG